TCGACGATCTCACCTTCGACCGCCTCGACTGCATCCAACTGGACTGCGAGGGCCACGAGGACCGCATTATCGAGGGCGGCTGGGCCACCATCCGGAAGCACTGGCCGGTGTTGTGCCTGGAGGGGCCATCGGAGGCGCTGTGTAAGACGCTCGACGAGGCCGGCTATCGCGTTGCCGGGACGCACGGCACGATACCAGATGTCGTGTTTATTCCCGAGGCCGTTTTGCGCTGAAACCCTCGCGCAGAAAATAAATGCAAAAGCCGGTTGACGAACGCTCGCGAATAACTCATTCAGAGCACTGGTTCTGAATTTGTAATCGGCGTGCCGGAAATGAAGCGGTCAGACTAGCCCAGGCCGTGGAGAGAAAGCGACCCCGACAACCGGGTCGGCAAGGAACACGAACCTTCCCCGGCAGTGTAAGCTCCCCGCGTCTGGACGCACGAGTAAAAGCGGCACCAAGCTGGATGCCGTGTAAGCGGGAGATCAGTTAGCCGCAGACCGTAACGGGTGTTCCGTTGTGGCTGCACGTCCCAACCGACGGCGCTGATCTCCTATGACCAACTACATCCACAGCACGAGCACCGACCGCGCATCCGGCGCGGCGCGGGCCTTTGCGTGGGCTGGTCAGGGTGACGGCGCCTTCAGTCAGTAAGAGGCAGCCGCCCCCATGGCAAACACCAACTCACCGTTCGGCCTGCGCTTCATCGGACTGATGGGCTCGCCCGTCACCAACGCGGCCCTGATGGAGTCGCGCAACGCTATTCTCTACTCCAACACCGGCGCCATTTTCACTGGCGACCTCGTGCGCCGCTCGGCCAACGGCTACCTCTACGCCTGGGTGGCGGCCACCGGCGTCAGCCAGTGCGTGGGCGTGTTCCGCGGCTGCCGCTACGCCAGCGCCGCGCAACAGACCATCGTGCCTAACAAGTATTGGCCGGGCAGCGACGGCGCCTCCGGCACTGTCCTGGCGCAATACATCCCGGCCAAGCTAGCGCCGCCACCGCTGTTCGTGATCCAGACCGATGCCACCGGCATCACGGTGGCCGACATCGGCGCCAACGCCGACATCGTCGTCGGCTCGGGCTCAACCAGCACGGGCTTCTCGGCCAGCTACCTCGACACCACCACGCTGAACACCACCAACACGCTGCCGCTGACCATTGTCGACCTGTGGGCCAACTACTCCATGGGCAATGCCCCTGAGAGTGCCGGCAGCTCCTCGTCGCTGGCTCCGGGCACGCAGGCCGGTGCCTACAACTGGGCCGTGGTGGCCATCAACAGCATGAGCACGACCGGCATCTAAGCGCGGCTGACCTTCTAACAGAGGACGGCCGATAGAGGCCGGTAGAGACGACCATGGCAATCAATACCTCACAGATCGCTCAGCTGCTCCGCCCCGGCCTCCGCGAGGTCACCGGCGAGTACAAGAACATCCCGACCCAGTACCTCAAGGTGTTCAAGTCGACGCCCTCGACCATGCAGATCGAACGCACGGCCCACGTCGCCTACATGGGGCTCGCGCAGATCAAGCAGGAGGGCGGCGCCACCGGCTTCGACAACAATGCGGGCATGCGCTGGGTCTACAACGCGGAAACCTACGAAGTCGGTCTGGCCTACGCCATCACCCGCAAGGCCATCCGCGACGACCTCTACAAGACCGAGTTCAAGCCGACTGCGCTCGGCCTGGGCAAGGCCTTCAAGGAGTTCTGGGAGATCAACTCCTGGAACGTCTTTAACCTGGGAACCACCTACGATGCCTCCATCGTCGGTGACGGCAAGGCGCTGTTTGCCACCGATCACCCCGTCGACAGTGCCACCGCCGCCAACCGCTTCACGACCGACCTCGACCTCAACGAGGCCTCGCTGATGCAGGCGCTCAAGAACATCCGGACCAACTGGGTGGATGAGCGCAACCTCAAGATCATGGGGCGTGCCAAGCCCCAGGGCTTGCTGGTGCCGGTCGCGCTGATGGACGTGGCCGAGCGCATCACGCAAACACCTCTGCGGCCCGGCACCGCCAACAACGACATCAACGCCGACCGCACGGTGGAAGGCGGTATCACCGGCTACATGGTGGTCGACTACTTCACGTCCAACTATGCGTGGTTCCTGCAGACGCAGAACGAGGGCCTGAAGTTCTTCGAGCGCGACCCCTACGAGACGGATATGTGGGTCGACAACACCACCGACAACCTGCTGGTCAAGGCGTACCAGCGCGCCCAGCCCATCTATACGGACTGGCGCTGCGCCTACGGCAGCTTCCCGAGTGCGTAACGACGGGCCTCCCCCCGGAGCTTGATGTGTGTGTTCCGGGGGGCGTCCTTCCCGTCCTCTTGAAGGAGCGCTGCGCGCTATGACGATCCCGAACGCAACGACCAACCTGCCCTCTGGCGTCACCAACGTGGTGGACGCGACGGCGGCCACGCTGGGCAGCCTGCCCTATCCCGACCCGAGCCGGTGCCATAGCTGGTTCAACGACTTCGACGACTACGACGCCAACCAGTGGGTGATCTCGGAGACCGGGTCCGGCACCCGCGCCGTCGGCAACATCGACGGCGGCGTGCTCGTTATCACCAACGCTGCGGCCGACAACGACCGCAACTTCCTGCAGTGGTCGGGTGTCACCAATGCCGCGGTCGTCGAGACGTGGAAGTGGGAGGCCGGCAAGTCCATGTGGTTCAAGGCCCGGTTCAAGGTCTCGGACGCCACGGAGTCCGACTTCGTGATGGGCCTGCAGATTACCGACACCACGCCGCTGGACGTGACGGACGGGTTCTTTTTCTCCAAGGTCGACGGCACCGCCGCCATGACCTTCGAATGCGAGAAGAACGACACGGCCACGTCGCTGTCGGTCGCCACGCTGTCGAACGACACGTATTTCACGTGCGGCTTTTGGTGGGACGCCATGCTGGGCGTGCTGACCGTCTACTACAACGACAACCCGGTGGCCTCGACCACGACCACCACCAACTTCTGCGACGACGAGGAGCTGACCCTCTCCTTCGGCATCCAGAACGGGGAAGGCGTCGCCAAGGTCATGTCGATCGACTACATCGCCGTCGCCAAGGATCGGATCGGACCGACCGCGCAGGCCTAACGACCCCAACCAGGAGAGCATATCCCAATGGGCAACACCAACTTCAGCGGCCTCACCATCAATGGCGCGCAGGTTCTTCCGGGTCTGGGGGGCATCCCCTTCGGCGGCACCTACTACTACGTGTCTCCCGCCTATGGCTCCGACGGCAACCCCGGCACATCGGAGGAGCCGCTGGCCACGCTGTACCGGGCGCACGCGCTGTGCACGGCCGGCAAGAACGACGTGGTGGTGCTGGTCGGCGACGGCTCGACCACCGGCACCGCGCGGCTTTCGGCGGCGCTGGCGGCATCCATCGACTCGTCGGCCACCACCGGCACGCTGACGTGGTCCAAGAACGCCACGCATCTGATCGGCGTCACCGCGCCCGCCCTGATCGCCCAGCGTGCCCGCATCGCGCCGCCATCGGGTACCTACACGGTCACCACCTTCGGCTCGGCTAACTTCATGATCGTGTCGGCCTCGGGCTGCTTGTTCTCCAACTTCTCCATGTTCAACGGCTTCTCCACCGGTGGTGCCAACCAGATTTGCATGACCGTTACAGGCAGCCGAAATGCCTTTGTTGGCGTGAACATGGGCGGCATGGGCGACGCGGGTTCGGCCGGCGACGCCGGCAGCCGCTCCCTCAAGATCGGCTCGTCCGGGTCAGGCGAGAACTACTTCCAGAACTGCACCATCGGCCTCGACACCGTGACGCGCAGCGCGGCAAACGCCTCGGTCGAGTTCGCCGGCGCCACGCCGCGCAACATCTTCCGCGACTGCGTGTTCCCGTTCATGACCTCGGCGGCCACCCCGCTCGGGATCATCGGTACGGGCTCGGGCTGCATGGACCGGTTCCAGTTGTTCGAGCGCTGCTCGTTCATCAACAACGTCAAGTCCACGTCCACGACCATCACCGGCCTGTGCACGCTGCCGGCGTCGGCGGGCGGTCTGCTGTTCTTCAAGGAGTCCACCACGGTGGGCTTTACCGACCTGTTCACCGATACCACCACGCGCGACCAGATTTATCTGGATATGCCGGCGCCCAGCAACAGCGCTGGCGGCCTGGCCGTGGTCGCCGCGTAAGTCGCGTCAATGCTGGGGTCCGGGGGCTAATGCCTCCCGGGCTCCAGCCTTACACAGGAGGCCCACCATGAAGGGTCGCACACTCGCAGACTGCCACCGCGCCGCAGGCGGCAAAGTCGACCTCGGCGGGGGCATTTCTGCGCCCCGCTACGGCACCCAGCCGTCCGTCACCAACGAGGCCAAGAAGGGCACCACGGGAATCCTCAGCAGCTCCAACGCGGCGCCGAAGTCGTTTTCCAAGCGCGGCAAGTTCCGGCACGGCGGCGCGGTCAAGAAGAAGGCCGAGGGGGGCGCCGCGGT